CGAGCATTATAACGAATGGCATCCGCATAGTGCACTGGGTTATCGCTCGCCACGGGAATATCTGCGGCAGCAGGCCAGTAATGGGTTAAGTGATAACAGGTGTCTGGAAATATAGGGGCAAATCCAAAATGGTTTGGTTGATATAAATCCCGACTGATACGCAAAACGCAACAGCGAACAGAGCAGGGCGATATAGTTATCAACTGTGCGCACGGTTCTTCCTTTTTTGTTGGATCTTGGATTATCCAGGTAAAGCGTTTCTCCATGCAGCAGTTCATTCCGGTAGTTTAAGATATCGCTATAACGAATATGTGATATCGGGGTACTTTCACAAATTATTATTCTGAGTGTTTTTAATTGTGATTTCGTTTTCTTCATTGTGTTTGTTGTTAACTCTGTCTCTTTAATTTTTGTCCAGATATCACAAAGCTCTCCGAACGTTTTTATGACTCTCGTTGTCACCATTTTTGCCCCAGTGCTGGACTGGGGAAAACGTCTTAAATACTCAAATTCACCGGAGTTTATTTCATGAACTATCAGCGCTCTTAAATTTCCGGCCTTTTTAATATTACTGTTTGTAATCTCCCAGCCTTTTAATGTTTCCCGACATCGTTTTCCTCGAAACATGAACCAGATGCGAATGTATCTACCTCTAATCTCGACACCTGTTGGTAATTTAGACATATCATGAGTCTTTGATAAACTGATTTATCTTTGGATAGTTGTACCAGATAATCCCTCGTTTGCTGTCTGGCTTACCTAAAGGAGATACTCGTTTGAAGTGGAAGCCCTCCACCCAACAGTTCTGGCGGTATGCTTCAATTTGTCTGGCCCCCAGACCAGTGCGAAGCATCAGGCCGTATTCAACCATCCACTCTTCATTAAAGATTACTTGTGCCATCGCATCACCTCTGGCAGGCGCCAATGTTAGACTGAAATTGACGCCCGATGTTGATTATTAATAATCAGCTATGAAGTTTTAATTTGAATACAATGCAATTCTCGAGGACTGAAGTTTCTCGCAATTAAAATTTATCAGTTTTACTTTCTGCTCTCTGGAAACGCCTGCTTCTTTTTTACCTGAGAGCATTTTTTCGCATTCTGATTTCGTTAGTTTAGATTTTGAATATCTTGTCCAGTTAGTAGGAGTGCCACCTTCCTTTTCAATAGTGGCGGTAATTTTATACATGAACACCTCCATTATTATTTCCAGTGGTTCGTTTATTCCATCTTTCGAGTGCTTCTTTTTCACTTCCACCATAACCGGTTCGGGATTCGCATCCGTTACACTTCGCTCGGTAATATCCTGAAATGGCTTTCACCGTTACTGATGGACAACCACAAAATGGACATGGTTTAACATTGTCATATCTCATAATTTTTCTCATAAAAAATATTTCAAGTTGGCGGTGCATTACACCGCCAGGCTGAATTATTCCTCTGAATTATCGATTACACTGTATTCCCCGGTTAATACAGAGGAATCTGCAGGATCGATTGTCAGTGGTTCCTTTTCATCCATTGATACTGCACGCTGGATCTCAATTGATACGGGCAGATATTTGAACAGGCGACGAATAGCCGTTTTCTTTGCCATTTCTTCCCAGTGAGTTACCCACGGCCCGTTATTACCAGCTTTACTCAGGCTGCGCACCAGCTCAATCTGTTTGCGCGTCATAACTTCAAACTGAGTACCTCCGTCTTTCAGTCTTGCGACAGCATAGACGTGGGTAACCGGGGCATCTTCGTTTTCTCCCGGGCGGTGTATTAACTTTTCATCAAGGCCAAATTCGAAGCTAAACTCGTCACCTTCACGGACAACACGGGCTGACAGGCTGGCGATTTGACCAGAACGGCGAGCCAGATCAATCATGCCGCGATAGCCAATGATTAGCTGAACGTTCTTTTTACCGCTCTTTTCGTTTTTATTACCAAAAGGCAGTAAATATGCATGACCGAGGGCGCTACCTGGCTCAAGTCCGAGCTGTGAACACTGTACGATCGCACTGACAAAACTCATAGTGTCACAGTTTCCTAACGCCGGAACTTTACGAATTTCTGTGGTGGCGATACGGATCATACGTTCAGCCGTCATATGGCGTGGAAGAGCTGCTGCCAGTTGCTCTTTCATTGATGGCTGGTTAATAAAACTAATCACGTCGCTATTTTTAACTGCTGCTGGTGCACGGTTTCCCTGAGTTTTTTGCAGATCGGCTTTTGCGATTGGTGGTTGCTTAGTCATTTGCATATTCCTTAGCCCAGCGGGGCAGTGATAATGTCTTAATAGCTGGCCATTCATCGGTATTCAGGCAGTCAGACAGGGTTCGCAGATTGCGGTGATATTCCTGTTGACCTGCCAGTTTTGCTTCTTCGCCCATCATGAAAATTTCAACCGGATAACGTCCGCATTCAATAGTTGTGCTGGCAACCAGAAAAACGAAAGTTGGCTGCACTCCAAACTGTGCTTCATAACCGTCACTGTAGAACGCATCCTGAACGTGATAGCGGTAGTCGTAATAAGCGGTTTTGAATCGTTGAATATCCGCCGTAGTTTTCACGTCCATGATCCAGTGAAATTCAGGGATAATTTTGTCCGGACGGCACCGACACAAAATTCCTGTTTCAGGATCTTCCCAGTAAATTGATGATTCAGCGTGTCCGGCGCTTTCAACAAGCCATTGCCCCAGCGGCAAAGCCATAACGCTTTGATACATGAGTTCAATTTTCCGGCCTTCTTCCGCAGTGATAACCGTTTTTCCTGTGCTTGCGCATTCCATCAGAAACGCTTTCTCTTCTTCTTTTCCGGCGTTTGTACGGCGGTTAAATTCAGGTGCTACGATAAAGCGGTTACTGAATTCTTCCGGTTCAAGTACCCGGCAGTGGAAAGCAGTTCCTAAATCGAGCGTTTTTGTCTTTGTGGTGTCCACGGGGGCATTTTTACGCCACAAATATAGTGCCGGAGTATCAGCAATGTCATCGAGCTGAGACTTACTGATACCGGGACCCGCGTGGTAATTCTCATTCGAAATTCCGTAATAAATACCTGGCTCTATGTCTTCTACGATTACGGGATCTGCGACTTCGCCAGTTTCATCACTGCAATCGCGATGCGGATCGCTGCCAGCATTCTCATTGTGCGGATGTTCAGCGCCTTCCATTTCCTCCGGATCATTTTCCTTAGCTTCAACCTGACTCTCTTCATCGAATGTTTCCTGGTATGTTGCGTCGCCCATCACCGCACCACAGTCAGGGCAGTTATCCCCGCCAGTCTGGCCGCAGGCATTGCAGGCTATTTCCGGTTCCTGTTGCACTACTGGCTCAGGTTGATTCATATCTGGGCTGGTTTTTTCCGTTTCTGGCTGGTTCTGGTACACACAATCGCGAGTCTGGATCCCCTTTACCCATTTCGGATCGTTCGGGTCGCTAATTCCGTCAACAAATTCACCACGTGATGCAGCAAGCAATTTATCGGCATCGACAGGATTTTTTGATGGAATGTTTTTCCGGGCTTCATGGAGTTCTGCCCGCAGTTCCTGATATTTCGCATCAACAGAATTTACCTGTGACTGAGCATCCAGCGGCTGCGTGTCCTGATGATGTTCAGTTGCGTCCGGTTCCATTGTTTCAGCCTCTCCCTGTTCAACTGCCGTTGTTCCAGATGGTTGCGGTTTTTCTTCATCATCCTGTTTTCCTTCTTCTGTTACTCGCTGCGGCATCGGGGCAGAGGAGCGACCGCAGGCAATATCCACGATTTCCGGATCAGGGTTGGCATGATCGGTTTCAGTCAGTACTTTGTTCAGATATTCAGTGACGTGCGCGGGGATGACCTCGATCCCAATTGGTGCTTCTTTTACGGACGCAACCACGATGGCGCGGGAATAATCCAGCCCGCCAGGCATGGTGATGAATTTGTCGCGGAAAACAGAAAAGGGCGGTTTATTTTCAGCGATAATTTCCTCAATGCGTTTAGCGTGTGCCGGATGAAGGTTATAGATGTCCAGATCCATTGAACGGGCCAGTACGCCAGTGGCTACGTCGCGCGCCAGTGACGTCAGATCGTGTACGAAACCTTCGCCGCGATCGGTGAGGTTTCCGCCGCCAGCATTAGCACCGGAAGCCGTGCAAGTGATGTGTGAAACACGATTACCCTTCATCCACTCTTTTGTCAGCAGTCCTCGATCGGTGTAGTCAGCGTTCAGGTATGCTTCGAAAAAAGCAGTTATCAGTCCCAGGTTTGAATTACCAGGATTAGGGAAAACTTTGTCAGTGTCACGAACCAGTTTGTGGAGTTCGCGAATTTCCAGCGGGTCGAGCAGGCTGGTTTTGTGGGAAACAGCCAGGGCAGTAACAGCCGGTAGTTCTTCAGCCCGAGCAATGTGTAATGCCTGGAGTCCGTCGCGTGAAACGTGCGTTACCGGTTTTTCGCTGCCGTGTTGAGCAAGCCAACGAATGGGCAGTTCCTGGCCAGAAATTGGGAGTAGCATATTCTCCTCAATCTCAGTCATGTCTTCGCCGTTGACGTTGGTATTGCCTTGATAGTGAGCGTTGTCTGGTGCTGCTCCCGGTTTTAGTTCCCATGTCATGGAGTCTTTGCTGAGTTGATAGCGTTCACTCCAGGTAAAATCGATCTCACCTTCAGCGGGCAGGTCATTAACGACAGGAAAATTCGTGGCAACAGCTTTAAAATAGCTGCTCAGTTTTTTACCTGACTTAACGATCAGGTAGTCCAGAGTGGCACAGGTCGATTCAAAATCGTTGCTTGCCCACAGGACGACGTCAGGTTCACCGGATGATTTTTTCGCTTTCCGTAACAGGAAGAGTGGTTTTGTGCTCATTGTTTTTTAACCTCAACTCAGATTAAAATTCGTTTTGTTCAGTGAATGATCTTGCCGGATACACACTGTTCATAGCCTGCGCCATACGCAGGCTATTTCTTTCAGATTTCACCTTTTAATTTCATTGCAATTAGAGTTGCCAGAAATTCGGCTTTTTTTTCTGCGGGCAGATTCTTTCCGATATGCACCAGGCACATTTTTTTGACACCTTCATCAAGTGTTTTTACGTTGCCTGATGGACCATCGATATCAACCACAGTGAATGGGGTTTCTTTATTTTCTGTTTTAATTACGTAGCCAATGCGCTTTCCTTCCAGATTCACCTCGTGAACAATGTCATCGGTAGTTACAACAGTGGCTTCATAATTGGTAATCATGTTTTTCTCCTTAATTAAGGTTGAGCGAATCCCTGCCATTTCTGGCATAAATTCAGTTTCGAATAGTCAATTAATTAAAGTTCATGTGCCATCTGGTCTTTTTCGGCACAAGCTTCACTGCAATATTTTCTCGGTTCGTCTTTTGATAAAATCCCGTGCATGAAGTGAAGCATTCTTTCAATAGCTTTGCTTTCTTCAACGTCTTTTTTGCAAAGGTGGTAAGCACATTTTATTTTCTTAGTCATCACCATGACTCCGCCTTTACAGGTAAACCATCACGACCGAGGAAGACTTTAATCATGCGGTCAGTAATGAATGTTTTTGTGGTCAGGTTACGAATATATAGTTTTCGCTTTTTAATATTGTTTGCCGAGGCAATATATGTCCGGCCTTCATGAAGAACATAATCGCCAGGAGTCACACACTGACGTGGTATTTCATCAGTTCCGAAGTGATGTGCAATCATAATTATCTCCATTTTTACAAATGAACTTTGTTGATGCGGTGTCTGGTGCCTCCAGGTGACTGCAACCAGTTAACAATTACAGTCGGCTTTCCCACCCAAACCAATAAGGACTAACATGACTTTTAACTGTGCCACGTGCGCTTAGCCGCATTCACCGCATCACAAAATTCACTTTAAAAAGGGCGGACATCAGCCGAACTTCAAGAAAAAAACTGATGCCGCCAGGACTACACACAGCAATGTCGTTATTTACAACCGGAGGCGCACTCCCTCCATTTAAATTTAACAGACAAGACCGACTCTTTATGGATATCGGAAATGCGCCTTCGTGTTGTGCCCGGTTTTATTTCACCACCTCCGGGCTTCGGTGGTCTCGGCTATACCCCTACAGCGAGAGCTTGTGTTAACATTTCAATACCCTTACAGTTGAGAGTTATTGATATGTTGGATGTATTTACTCCATTGTTGAAACTTTTTGCTAACGAGCCACTCGAAAGACTTATGTATACGATTATCATTTTTGGTCTCACTCTCTGGCTGATACCGAAAGAGTTTACTGTCGCATTCAATGCTTATACTGAAATACCTTGGCTCTTTCAGATTATCGTTTTTGCCTTTTCTTTCGTGGTCGCCATTTCCTTCTCAAGATTGCGAGCACATATTCAAAAGCATTATTCATTACTACCAGAGCAACGAGTATTGCTTCGTTTATCTGAGAAAGAAATCGCTGTATTTAAAGATTTCCTTAAAACAGGAAATCTTATTATCACTTCTCCTTGCCGTAACCCGGTTATGAAAAAATTAGAACGGAAGGGCATCATTCAACATCAGAGTGATAGCGCAAACTGTTCTTATTATCTCGTCACCGAAAAATACTCCCATTTTATGAAGTTATTCTGGAACAGCAGGAGTAGACGTTTTAATCGTTAGCTTACTGTGTGCTTCTCCAACCATCGGCGCGCACCAGTTTCGGTTTTAAATGTTTTGCTTTTGGTATACGTCATGGCAGTGAACGTTCCATCCTGGTTGGGGAACACGCCGCACACCAGGGATTCGTTGTTGCCGAGGTCGATTTTTTGCATTTTGCGAATCTCACATCTTGTTGCTACGTATAGCGACTTCTGCCTGCCAGAGATCCCAGTCGTTGCTGCGTAAAGCCTGCACAGCCTGGTTGTAAGTGATACCGCAACAATCCATCAAATACTGAACTACTTCGTAATGCACCATCTTATCTCTCCCCTTAACGCCGGGTGGCGGAACTAACTGCTGCACTGCAAAATTTGAATCCCGCCGTCATGTTCTTACGCCTCGGGCTGGCTACTTAACCCCTGACCACTGCCTGGTAACTCGAAGTATTGCCCTGCATTCTGTGGGGCGGGGTGGGTGGCAGGCATATAATGTACTTTGTGTTCATTGTTGTAAAGTACATTTAGTACATTTTATGTGTAAAAAAATGAGATGGGATAAAGTGAAGCACAAACCCGGAGGAAGGCGCTACCGGATTTATGCTGGTTTAAGAGGCTTTTTGTTTTTTCTTTCGTGCTAACTCTTCGTAAATTGCATTGTACTTCTGTTTTTTCTCTTCAAGAGTTTTTAAAAGTTCATCTGTCTCACTGTCAGGGAGCTCGTCCAGAAGGTCAATGATGATTTTTTGTCTTGGATTTAACTCCTGATAGAAACGTACCTGTCCACTTTCTTCTGTATCCTCTCCCAAAAGATAGGTTGGTGTTGTTCCTATTAGTGTTGCTAATTCCCTTAATTTCTCCCGGCGAGGAATTGTTTCGCCATTAAACCATTTGCTAACCGCTTTTGGTGTTAATTTCATTCGACGGGCAATTTCTGCCTGCCTTCCATGTTGTTCATAACCAGCGTTTTCACAGGCTAGCGCAAGCCTACTGGCGAACTCTTTACGCGCTTTATCTTCATGAACCATAAGTTCAATGATATTCGCTCTTGAATGTACTGTCAGTTCTGTTATAGCATGTACTCAAAGTTCACATTGTGAGGGTGATATGAACCAGAAAACACTTGAAGATGTAATCAAAACTGTTCGCGTTGCTGTTGTGGCCGACGTTTGTGGTGTCAGCCAAAGAGCAATCTATAAATGGATGGATAACGGAAAATTGCCTCGCACAGAATATACCGGCGAAACAAATTACGCTGAAAAAATCGCTCTTGCATCAAACGGATTATTTTCTGCCGATGCAATTTTAACTATTGGCAGGAATAAAACTACTACGAAAAAGCTGATGGGAGTTGATTCATGAAAATCAAGCATGAACACATCCGCATGGCGATGAATGCCTGGGCGCATCCGGACGGCGAAAAAGTACCGGCTGCGAAAATTACCAAAGCGTATTTCGAGCTGGGAATGACGTTCCCGGAACTGTATGACGACAGCCATCCGGAAGCCCTGGCTCGCAATACTCAGAAAATTTTCCGCTGGGTGGAGAAAGACACCCCTGATGCGGTTAAAAAAATTCAGGCGTTGTTACCAGCTATCGAAAAAGCAATGCCACCTCTGCTGGTGGCCCGAATGCGCAGTCATAGCTCAGCCTATTTTCGGGAACTAGTGGAGACGCGGGAACGACTGGTGAGAGACGCTGATGATTTTGTCGCAGTGGCGATCGCTGGTTTCAACCAGATGAATCGTGGTGGCCCTGCAGGAAATATTGTGGCTGTGCATTGACTCGCAATATTCATACCGGATCGCTTCCGGCAATTTGTGAGTAAAAAGATTCGGTATCAAAAGAGGTGAGTATGGCTAACGCCTGGCTCAGATTATGGCATGACATGCCAAATGACCCTAAGTGGCGAACAATTGCCAGGGTGTCAGGGCAGCCAATTGCAACAGTGATGGCAGTGTATATCCACCTCCTGGTGAGCGCGTCACGAAATGTCACGCGAGGTCACATTGATGTCACGACAGAAGATTTGGCAAGTGCGCTCGACGTGACAGAAGAGGTAATTGATTCAATTTTGCAGACGATGCAGGGGCGGGTACTTGATGGTGATTTAATCACTGGATGGGAAAAACGCCAGGTGCTGAAAGAGGACAACGGCAATATTTCGCAAACCGCAAAATCTCCGGCAGAGCGCAAGAGGGCGCAGCGAGAGAGGGAAAGAAAGCGGGAACAAAATGGCGATTGTCACGGCGAGTCACGAAATGTCACGCACATGTCACGACGAGTCACGACAGATAAAGATACAGATAAAGATACAGATCAAGAAGATCAAAACACTATGGTCCATGGCGTAAAAAACGCCACGAACCAGGCAGGGGATGTTCAGACCGTCACTCCTGGCCAGCCCGCAGGCACGACACCGGAAGCCGATTCAGCGTATGCGCTGAAAGCCGATTCGGGCGCTGTGCAGCAGGTGATGACCGCAAGGCAGGAGCAATCACACCAACTTCAGCAGCCTGAAGCCGATTCCGCCATTCAGCGGGAAGCCGATCGGGTAGTCCCGGAAAACACCGGGCAGCCTGTGGGACGAGTGGATTATCCGGATGTGTTCGAACAGGTCTGGCGGGAGTACCCGTTGCGTGCTGGGGCAAACCCGAAGAAATCCGCTTTCAGTGCCTGGAAGGCCAGATTACGCGAGGGGGTGTCACCAGAGGCCATGCTGGATGGCGTGAGGCGTTACGCAAGATACCTTGCGGCTACCGGGAAAACGGGAACGGAATTTGTTCAGCGAGCGACGACGTTTTTTGGACCGGACCGGAATTTTGAAAACCCCTGGCTGCTCCCGGTAAGCGGCACGAACAACCAGCGTTGTGTGAATCATATTTCTGAACCGGATACCGAAATTCCACCGGGCTTCAGGGGGTAAGTGTTGATTTCTGGTCATGAGGTAATTTTCAGGAGGACTTGTGGCAAAAGTTTTTACACAAGAAGAGCGAGAAAAAATTAAAGGGCAGGTTGTTGAACTCGTACGCCAGAGTGGGCGTGAGACGTTACGGCAACTGCAAGTCAAGACAGGTGCGACAAGATATCTGATGAGCGTTCTCGCAAGAGAGCTGGTTGCCAGCGGCGATGTATACAACTCTGGTTACGGGTTATTCCCGTCTGAACAGGCGCGTAAGGACTGGCAAAATGCCCGTAAAAAGCTCTCAAGGGCAAAGCTGAAGAAACCATCTGCGGTTGATCCGGACCTTATCTGGTCATTACCTGACGGAGAAATACGTCGCTACGACAGGCGTCAGAACATAATCTGTCGCGAGTGCCGGAAGAGTGAGGTTATGCAGCGAGTGCTGGCGTTTTATCAGGGTAATTTTCAGGAGGTGATGGCGTGAGAGTGAGAGTCTATATCGCCGGTCCAATGACCGGGTATAAAAATTTCAACCGTGAGGCGTTTCACAATGCGGAAGAGGAACTGAAACGGGAAGGGCATACCGTTTTAAATCCGGCTGTGCTTCCGGATGGGCTGACACAGCCGCACTACATGGATATTTGCATGGCAATGATTCGTTGTGTGGATGCGATTTACATGCTGAAAGGCTGGCAGCGGTCAGCAGGTGCTAAGGCAGAACTGGCGCTGGCGGAGAAACTGGGGCATGCAGTTATTTTCCAGGAGGAGGTACAGTGAATATCGACGCAACAATGACGATTGGTACGGCCCTCAATACGGGGCTGGCGCTTCTTGGTTGGTGCTACATCATGTTCTGCTCATGGCGGTGGCTGTCACTGATGTTACTGAAAGAATGGAATAAACGCTGTAAACAGACGCAGCGGCAGAAGGCAATGAATGCGTTTTTTGAGACCTTCGATATTGACAGTATAGAACCAGGAGAGCCAGCTCGCGTGATTAGCAGAGGTGACGTTGTAATTCTTGTATACCGGAGTGAAGAGAAAGCATAATCCAAATCTGAATAATTAAATCCAGCACTGTAAATAAAATTTAATCCTTAACCGGAGGGATTTCTGCACCCTCAGAACATCAGGAGGCCGCCCGAAAGGGCGGTGGAGATAATAATGGAAATAACTAAAGAACGATTATTGGAAATAGCAAATCTTAGTGAAAGGGCATTAAGTGATGGGAGGATTATTTCTCCTGATGCTTATGAATCAGTTACAAGTATAGAAATAATAACGATGGCCAGGATGCTTCTTGGTTGCCTCAAAAAAGAATATAAAAAAAAGGTGGATAGCAATGCTAATATATATGATATTTTGGACAGTTGGGGGGGCTTGGGCTGCAGCTGGAAATAGTTCTATCAACTGGCGGCAAGTGGCTGATAAATATAAAGATGTAGTACCTCATGGTAAGAAATTACGCCGTCAGTGTGGCAACGATGAAGGTCGTATGATTGATACCTGCATGTTGAAGCTTAAACAATATAGAATAGATGACTATGAGTTAATTATCGCTCATTTTGTTATAGGTATATCTTTGCGTACAATAGCACGAAGGTACAAATGTTCAGATGGAACAATAAGAAAGAATATACAACTTACAATGGGAGTATTGTTAGGATTGTCTTTTTATGTGCAATTATAGATATATCACATGAGCCTTGTTATGTCTTTTAGACGCGACCAGGTAGTATAAAATTTTTTAAATGTAATAAGCAGGAAAAAAATTCCCACTTGGAGTAATAGTTGGGCATATGTGTGCTCGTCGGCATCTTTTACTAGTGGGAATTTAAACTTTAGTGTATCAGGGAAAAATAATAAAATGATAAAAATAATACAAACTGATAGTAACCATCCCATAGTGGAGTGCATTTCTTCGGTCAGTTTTTTCAAATAACCAGTTTTTCCTATATTTCTAATTAGCGTATTATCTCTAGCTGAAGCAATCAAGGTAAGCGAACCTAAAACAAAGCCAAATAATATCCCAGAAAATGTAGAAACGGCCGAAGCGATTGGCTGAATTTGTGCAAAATTTAGCTTTGCAGAAAGAGGCCATGCGATGATACAAAAAACAGCAGAGGCTAAATTATAACCATAACTGTACAAAGTTATCAATTTCCCCTTTTTCATACCATCGCTCCAAAATTAATCAACTCTTTGATTGGCTACTCCAAAGTATGCCTTCAATTCATCATCTTTACTATCTTTTGCAAGAGTTAAGGCGCTCCAAATGCTGCCAACTAATGGATACCTACCTCCAAGTTCAACATCTGTGTAGTAGACTAATTTGTCTGCTACAAGATCGATAGGATGCTGTACACCGGTCTCAATGTCTTGGGTTTCTAGTTTAAGTTTTTCAACCTCAAAAGTCTCTAGTGTTTCTTTAAAGGCTCTTTTTAGTTGAGAACCTAGATAGCGAGATTCAGGATCTTCAGAACGACTATCCCCACGTAATGTAAGATTTACTTTGGCAGAATTAGTACCATTTAGAGTGGCTATCAATGCATTGTTGAAGTTATGTTCAACATCCTCATATAGTTGCACATTCTTTGGCCGAGCGATACCGATTTCTAGAGTTTTGATTCGAACTTCATTACGCATCAACCACTTTAAACTACTGGTCTGAATGATGGGATTAACAGTTGTATTTTGTGAACTGTTGGAAAGATATTTACTTAATAGCACCCAGCCATAACAGAGTCTGTTTCGTTGAATTATTAAAACTGAGTCTTGGGTATAAAAATGAAAATAAGCTTTTTCTAATAAGTTTTCATTGATTTCAAGTTTAATTTCTCTTTCTTCACCTCCGGCTACAGCAACATGAGGGAGATTATTGGTTCTGTGTTTTCCTATAACTCCCCTGAAACCATAGTCGGTTCTTTCCATGAAGCGCATTTCAACTAGTTTATTTCCTATTTTACGTACAGTTTTGTCTCGGCCTTCGCTGTATGACTCAAAAATTTTTGAAAAAACAGCTTCAGGTGAATTAACTCCTGCATTTGTATCAGTGCTTATAGTGTGACATTGATAAAAATCGAAGAAAAAGCGCTTGCTAGCCATTGCAAAAATTTCCTGTAAAAAATAATTACATACTTAAGATACTACAAAGAATAATGCGTACGCAAAATTTTTTGTTGAGTAGAATATGTTCGCGGGGTATTTTTCGTTAAGATATAATTACCATGGTAACTTTTGCGTTGGTAATGCATTATGTGGTGGAGAAAAAGAGAGAGTCTTATCTTTAAATTATCGCCAGCCTATATGACTATATGAGTAGTATTTAGATGGGAAATTGTTGAGTTATTGAAAGGAACCATAACCTTTATGTAAAATTACTGCGGGTGCTTGAGGTTATCTGTCTCAGGCATGCCACCAAAAGGCAGATAGAGAAAAGCCCCAGTTAACGTTACGCGTCCTGCAAGACGTTTAACATTAATCTGAGGCTCAATCTATGAACGGCAAATCTAGGTTAGCCTCTTACGTGCCGAAAGGCAAGGAGAAGCAGGCTATGAAGCAACAAAAGGCGATGTTAATCGCCCTGATCGTCATCTGTTTAACCGTCATAGTGACGGCACTGGTAACGAGGAAAGACCTCTGCGAGGTACGAATCCGAACCGGCCAGACGGAGGTCGCTGTCTTCACAGCTTACGAACCTGAGGAGTAAGAGACCAGGTGAGGGAGAAATCCCTCGCCACCTCTGATGAGTCAGGCATCCTCAACGCACCCGCACTTAACCCGCTTCGGCGGGGTTTGTTTTTTCCTGGCATTCTGGTTTACAATTCGCACGCCAGCCTGAACAACTGGCACCTGCTGCGCCAGCAGAGACAACCGATGGCGCACAAAACCAAATTTCACAATTCTGATACCGCCCTTGCCATCCGGCATGGGCGGCGTTCACACGCATTTAAAACCGACTGGTACCAACACCCACCATGTACTGAAGAACAGGCCGAATGGCTAATTCATAACTACCGCAGACGCGGATACGAGATTAAGAAAGCCCTCAGCCTCGATTATCGTCACTGGATAATCTATGTCAGGCTCCCTTATTCCGAACGCCCACCGCGTCCGTCCCGCACATTCCAGCAACGCATCTGGAGGTAACGTGCGGGTATTACTTCGACCTGTTCCGGTACCGGAACTTGGGCTGGTGGTGCTAAAACCGGGCCGTGAATCCATGCAGGTATTTCATAACCCTCGAGTTCTGGTGGAGCCGGAACCGAAAAGCATGCGCGGTCTGCCGTCCGGAGTCGTTCCTGCTGTTCGCCAGCCGCTGGCGGAGGATAAATCATTACTGCCATTTTTCAGCGATGAGCGGGTGATTCGTGCTGCTGGTGGTGCTGGTGCATTGTCTGACTGGCTGTTACGCCACGTTAAATCCTGCCAGTGGCCTCATGGTGACTACCATCACAGTGAAACCGTCATACATCGTTACGGTACCGGCGCGATGGTGTTGTGCTGGCACTGCGACAACCAGCTGCGTAACCAGACTTCCGAATCACTCGGGCAGCTTGCTCACCAAAACCTGTCAGCATGGATGATTGATGTCATCCGCCACGCAATGAATGGCACGCAGGAGCGGGAATTATCGCTGGCTGAATTATCCTGGTGGGCAACCATAAATAACGTAGCGGACGCACTACCGGAGACGGTGTTACGTCGTTCACTGGGATTACGCGCGGAAAAAATTCGCTCAGTATACCGCGAGAGCGACATCGTGCCGGGAGAGCAGACCGCCACCAGCATGCTGAAGCAGCGCACAAAAAATATTGCGCTACTGCCTCACGCCCACCAGCAAAACCCGCCACAGGAAAAGACGGTGGTAAGCATTGCCGTTGATCCGGAGTCACCGGCTCAGTATCTCCAGCGCCAGAAACCACGACGGGAAGAGATGCCTGTATACACGCGTTGGGTAAAAACGCAGAAATGCATGACGTGTGGTAATCAGGCAGATGATCCGCATCACATCATTGGTCATGGACTGGGAGGGATGGGAACAAAGGCTGATGATTTGTTTGTTATTCCGCTGTGCCGTAAATGCCATAGCGAACTACACGCCGGGGTAAAAGATTTTGAAGAAAAACACGGCAGCCAGCTGTTGTTGCTGATTCGTTTTTTAATGCACGCGAGAAATTCGGGTGTCCTGAAGTGGAAAGCATGAATGACTGAACGCATAGAATTTGTTTTGCCTTACCCGCCAACGGTGAACACTTACTGGCGACGTCGTGGCAGCACATATTTTGTATCAAAAGCCGGTGAGCGTTATCGCCGTGATGTGGCGCTTATTGTTCGCCAGCAGCGGCTGAAATTAAACCTGTCCGGAAGGCTGGCGATAAAGATTATTGCAGAGCCACCGGATAAACGTCGTCGTGACCTGGACAATATCCTGAAAGCACCACTGGATGCGCTGACGCATGCCGGACTTCTCATAGACGACGAGCAGTTTGATGAAATCAATATTGTGCGCGGTCAGCGCGTTCCTGGGGGGGCGGCTGGGCGTGAAGATTTACAAAATTGAGAGTGAGTGATCGTAAATATGATATACCCGGAAATTACAGGCAAAAGCGGCGAGCATTTACGTCTAAAAACGCTGGAAGCCGTCTGGATCCAGGGGAAATTACGGATGTGGGGGCGTTGGTCGTATATAGGTGGTGGCAAACCAGGAAATATGTTCAATCAGTTGCTGGCATCCAAAAAACTGACAAAAACCGCAATCAATGAAGCCCTGCGTAGAATCAGGGAGTCAGGGATTGATAAACCAGAGCTGGAAGCATTCTTGCGAGAGATGATCGCTGGCAGACAGAAGAGCTGGTTGTCTCACTGTACTGATGCAGAGGCGTTACGCATTGATGGGGTGATAAGTAAAGCGCTTGCACGTTATCCTGGATTGATTGATATCCTGCGGCAAAGGTACGAAGGGCGGGGGATGAGTAAACGCAAAATGGCTGAATTGTTGAATGAGGTTCACCCTGAGTGGTGCTATGCAACATGCCGCAATCGTATAGATATGTGGCTGAGAATAGCTGAGTTTATTCTGTATCCACTGATGCGAGATGCATTTTCTTTTACTGACGCTTAGAATCTGGAGGGCGTTTGTTGTTGCACGAAGAGGATTTTTGGCTGGTAGTAAGGTTTGTGCAGTTTTAGAAAAAAAGCTTGTATTTTTAGCCATAAACTGTTTCAATCCAGCTACGCTTCGCAAAGCTGTACCGCGAGGCGAATAGCAGACATGGACACCTGAAAGAACCCGCTTTATGCGGGTTTTTTTATGCCTGAAAAACGGCACAGAACATTAAACGCGCTGGTAGTTGTGAATACTGGTCTTTCAGCTTGCTGGCTTTTTCGACAAGAGGTATTGGTATGTCACGTTAACCAGAAAAGGGAAAAAGGCATGCTAAAACAGCAGGATATGACCGAAACCGCCAGAGTGGTGTTTAATGAATTAAGCGTCACCGAACCGGCGACCGTCGGGGAAATTGCGCAGAATACTTACCTTTCACGCGAACGCTGCCAGTTAATACTGACTCAGCTTGTTATGGCGGGTCTGGCAGATTATCAGTTCGGTTGTTACAGACGCCTTCCGCAGTGAAGGCTTTTTAATTTGTGGTAATGGGCGGCTGGTGGGTGTTAGCGGCCCCTGCCAGCCATCTGCTCATGCGTTGGGGTCACAAGCAAACCTCAGGCCCATCTGCTTTGCGCAAAAGCGGTATGAGCCTATCAGAGAAGTGCTTATTGATCTATGATTAATACTGTAAAAATATCCAGTTGTGAGTTAATCAACGCTGATTGCCTGGAGTTTATCCAGACCTTACCGGAAAACTCTGTCGATCTGATAGTCACAGACCCGCCATACTTTAAAGTGAAGCCCGAGGGCTGGGATAACCAGTGGGAGGGCGACGATGATTACCTGAAATGGCTGGACCAGTGTCTGGCGCAGTTCTGGCGGGTACTGAAGCCTGCCGGAAGTCTTTACCTGTTCTGTGGTCATCGCCTGGCATCTGACACCGAAATCATGATGCGTGAGCGCTTTAATGTGCTGAACCACATTATCTGGGCGAAGCCGTCCGGACGCTGGAACGGGTGCAATAAGGAAAGTCTGCGGGCGTATTTTCCGGCAACAGAGCGCATTCTGTTTGCAGAACATTATCAGGGACCGTATCGCCCGAAAGATGATGGCTATGTGGAGCAGGGGCGCGAGCTAAAACAGCACGTCATGGCCCCGCTGATTTCTTACTTTCGTGATGCGCGTAAATCACTGGGAATAACGTCAAAACAGATAGCGGAAGCCACCGGAAAGAAAAACATGGCTTCGCACTGGTTTGGTGCCAGTCAGTGGCAGTTACCGAACGAGGGTGATTACAATAAATTGCAGGCGTTGTTTGCGCGTGTTGCGGCAGAAAAACATCAGCGCGGGGAACTGGAAAAGCCACACCACCAGCTGGTCAGCACATACAGTGAGCTGAACCGGCAGTATACGGAACTGCTGAGTGAATATAAAAATTTGCGGCGGTATTTCGGTGTGACGGCGCAGGTTCCGTACACCGATGTCTGGACGCATAAACCGATGCAGTACTATCCAGGGAAACATCCGTGCGAAAAACCGGCAGAAATGCTGCAGCAGATAATCAACGCGAGCAGTCGTCCGGGAGACCTGGTTGCAGATTTTTTTATGGGTTCAGGTTCAACGGTAAAAGCGGCGATGGCACTGGGGCGTTGTGCGATTGGTGTTGAGCTGGAGACCGGACGTTTTGAACAGACAGTCAGGGAAGTTCAGGATTTAATCGTTTGAAACGGATGAGATTGCAGAATTAATTACGCACCATTATTATTCTGCTCCCGGCCCTTTAGCTCAGTGGTGAGAGCGAGCGACTCATAATCGCCAGGTCGCTGGTTCAAATCCAGCAAGGGCCACCATCACATACCGCCATTAGCTCATCAGGATAGAGCGCCAGCCTTCGAAGCTGGTTGCGCGGGGTTCGAGTCCTCGATGGCGGTCCATTATCTGTACCCTGCGTTGTTAGCTCAGCCGGACAGAGCAATTGCCTTCTAAGCAATCGGTCACTGGTTCGAATCCAGTACAACGCGCCACGCTTATTTTTCCAGGCTCGCTACGGCGGGTCTTTTTCATATCCGCGTCACGTCAGGCGCACATCAAACAAACACAGAATCTTTCAGGGGGCGGGATAGTCAGTGTGACGTTCTCTGGGGGCCTGTCACTTCCGGGGATAGGTGTTTTTACGGGCTGCTGGTGGCCCTTTTTTATTTACAGGAGAAAGAAGTATGTCTGAACCCTTATCCGGTTCCGGTACGGCTGCGGCGCTCGGCGGGGCGACGGTATTCGGGCTGTTTACCGGAATGGATTTCGGGATTGTGTTTGGCGCGTTCGCCGGGGCGTTATTTGTGGCAACGATGCCACAGTCACTTTCAGTCTGGCGCGTGGTGGCACATTTTCTGGTGTCGTTTATTGTCGGCGTGCTGGGAGCGCGTGTGCTGTCAGCCTGGATTGCATCAAAAACAGGGTATGACGGTACATCAGCAGATGCGCTTTGCGCGGTGCTGGTCTCGGTGGTGTCGGTGAAGATTCTCTCGTTCATCCACCAGCAGGATATTGCATCGCTGGTGTCCGGTGTGTTCTCCCGCCTGCGGGGTGGAGGAGGCGGCAATGTTAAGTAACCTTCCCGGATTGCTGAATGTGGCGTTATGCACGGTTATCGTGCTGACGCTCTTTTTTTATCGTCGCCGTGATTCCAGACATAAACCGCTGGTGTCATGGCTGGCCTGGCTGCTGATGCTGCTGTATGCCTTTGCGCCCCTCAGCTATCTGTGTGGTCGCCCGTTAGCAACGGGCTGGCTGGAAGTGTTTTTTAATCTGCTGTTCTGCGTGCTGGTGATACGCGCACGCGGGAACGTCACAAAAATCTTTCCATTGTTGAGGTGAATATGCCGGGTAAATTCAGATTCAGCCGTCGCAGTGAAAAAAATCTGGAGGGTGTCAAACCTCAGCTGGTTGCTGTAGTTCGCCGTGCGCTGGAGCTGACGGAGGTTGATTTCGGTATTACGGAAGGCCTGCGCAGTAAGTATCGCCAGAAACAGCTGGTTGCGGAAGGGAAAAGCCAGACCATGAACAGCCGCCACCTGACCGGTGATGCGGTGGATGTTGTGGCCTACATCGGCAGCCAGGTGTCATGGGAGTGGCCTCTGTACGAGAAAATCGCACAGGCATTTAAGCAGGCTGCCGCAGAGCTGGGGATCGCTATCGAATGGGGCGGGGACTGGAAAACGCTGAAAGACGGACCTCACTTTCAGCTGAAGCGATAAGTAAAACAAAACCCCGGCTGGGGGAACAGTCCGGGGTTTTTAGTTTTCACGTCAAAGGGGAAATTGTGATTAGTGAGTACGGAGAAAATCCTCGTGGGAAAGTATAAAAGATTCTTTTTGAGGTTGTCCATTATGAAAGGTATTGAAATGGAAACTCCCGCGAGCCTTGATTTGACAAGGGCTGCGGCCTTTGCAATTCGCCTTGTGGCGGTCGCTGTTCTGATTTGGGCTGTGCGTTGGTGGTGATATGGCGCGAAAACACTGGACACACAGAATGCCGCGAACGGCGGTGAAACGGGCACTGGTAGCGATACTGGTGCCTTTTTTATTGGTGGGGTGCGTCAGCCTGGATAAGGCGCGCCAGCTTTTCGATACCGCGTCTCAGGTCTGTGAAATTGTCGACGGTGTTCGGCAGTGTCTGCAGAACTGATCGCCTGTAAGAGCAGAATATTTTGCTGAAAAATGAAGGATGCGCCAGCGTCCGGTAAGCATGAAATTCTGTGTTTGTGGCTACTCAATAAAATAAATTCTTTCTGTCGCCGCGAATACTCAAATGTTGATCAGTGCCCGGTGCGGCGACGGGCTTCGATATCAGGAGACGATGATGGAAAAAACAGAAAACAAACCGATTGTAATTGGTGCTGATGCTGCTCCGTTTAAGTTTGAGTTGTCTCAACTGGTGGAGATGCGTATCAGTGATGAATGGGGTGAGGTTAAAGCCCGCGCGCAGTATGCGGATGGCGAAAACCAGTACTTGATCCACTACAAAGCAGCTGATGGTCGCGCCACGACGGAGTGGTTTGGTGAGTCAATGCTGGAAGCAACAGAAGATGATCGTCATCCGGGTTGTCCGGTATTTGCCGGTATGAAATTACCGGAAGGTGCAGTTGAACTGCAGCCGGGTGAGGTGTTCGTAATGACAGACATCATTGATGGTAAACCGCAGTATTCGCGTATTGAAATGAATAGTAAGAGTGCTCGCCTGATTCGTGAGTAACAGGCATTACAGCAGCCCTTCACTCTAAGGGGTTGCTGTAATGTGAGAAATAAAAAACCGGTCACAGGGAGCAGCTACACAGAAGCGGCCGGCGAAGACCGCCAATACCACCCATGCATTGATGCAACATACTAATGACAATAGCCGCTATTGATGTAAATGCAATGTTATGCATCGACGAAAATAAAAAACCGGCAGGGGAAATCCATTGAAGATTTGCCGGTGGCAAAAGAGGGCCATGTTTTTAACCTTAGTCGCAGAGTTACGGAGTGCAACTACGAATGCTGCCGGTATATGGCTGAATGGCGTTTCAATGATGTACGTCATCTTATCTGTAAATGTTAATGACAAACGCTCTCATTTGTGCGGGTCCTTCCGGTGGGGTGGCCTGCCACGGGGCGGGAGCGTCGCGGAAAAAGGCTAGTTTTTGCATTTCCATGGCGGCGGCAGCATGTTTGGTAATTTATTGATAATTAAAAGTTATTTCTCTTTTCACCTGTACAATATTTTTTTCTCCCTGTCATTAGACCAGTTTGCAATTAATTGAAATATATAAATAAACCTGATTTTCACCTGCCAGATGGAGTTGCTTATGTCAAATGTGAGCGGGATCGGTGATGCTTATTACTGGAGTGTTTTTAAAATCGCCGAGGCCTTTGGGCTTCACCGGGACACAGTAAAAAAACGGCTCCTCGCGGCCAACACTCCTGTGGCTGCGACTGTCAGGGGGAACCCCGTTTACGCCCTGCAGCATGTCGGGCCTGCCCTGTTTAGTGTGAAGCATGAGGCAGCAGACTCTGTTCATGATCCATCCCGTATGGAGCCGAAAGAGAGAAAGGACTGGTACCAGTCTGAAAATGAAAGGATCAAGCTGGAAAAGGAGCAGCGAAAACTCATCCCCGTTGATGAAGTAGTCATCGTCTATTCGTCCATGAGAAAGGCTGTCGTCCAGGTTCTGGAGACAATTCCGGATGTTCTTGAACGCGATTGCGCCCTGACTCCTCAGGCCGTCGGCGTTGTACAGCAGGCCATTGATGACCTGCGATACACTCTTCAGGAAAAATCCTACGAGGCTTGTGCTGCTGAAATAATTCCTGATGAGGAAGGAGAGAGTCTCTAGGAGGAATAATGGGTTTTTCATCAGCCCGAAATTTGGGAAGGGACATATCGGCAGGATTTTCCCCACCACGTCGCATGCCGATTTCGGAGGCTGTTAAAAAATTCATGCGTGTTCCCAAGGGGGCTGGTAACTCGGTGCCATGGGATCCTGAACTGACACCCTACATCATTGAGCCCATGAACTGCCTGGCATCGCGTGAATACGATGCGGTGATTTTTGTTGGTCCTGCGCGAACAGGGAAGACCATTGGTCTGATCGATGGATGGATTGTCTATACCATCGTTTGCGATCCTTCGGACATGCTCGTTGTGCAGATGACCGAAGATAAGGCCCGCGAGCATTCTAAAAAGCGCCTCGACAGAACGTTCAGAAGCAGTGCGGCGGTAAAGAAAAGAATGAGTCCACGTCGTAACGACAATAATGTCCATGATAAGACGTTCAGGGATGGCTCGTTCCTTAAAATTGGTTGGCCCTCGGTCAACATTATGTCGTCGTCGGATTACCGGTTTGTCGCCTTAACCGATTACGACCGTTTTCCGGAGAATATCGACAGCGAGGGTGATGGTTTCTCCCTGGCCTCAAAACGTACCACCACATTTATGTCCGCCGGGATGACTCTGGTGGAGAGCTCGCCGGGACGTGACATCTGCGACAGCAAATGGCGACGTAAGTCGCCTCATGAAGCGCCACCGACGACTGGTATTCTTTCCCTTTACAATCGTGGTGACCGCCGCCGCTGGTACTGGCCATGTCCGCACTGCGGTGAATATTTTCAGCCAGCCATGGATGCCATGACCGGCTACCGTAATGAACCGGATCCCTTTAAAGCCAGTGAGGCGGCGTATCTACTTTGCCCGCACTGCAGCGGCATTATCACTGCGGAGAAAAAGCGTGAGCTCAATAGTGCAGGAGTCTGGTTGCGTGAAGGGCAGGTCATTGATCGTAACGGCAACGTTTCCGGTGAACCGCGCCGCTCCCGTATCGCCAGTTTCTGGATGGAAGGGCCAGCTGCTGCGTATCAGACCTGGGCGCAACTGGTTTACAAATTACTGACTGCAGAACAGGAGTATGAAGCGACAGGAAGCGAAGAAACACTCAGGGCGGTTATCAACACCGACTGGGGATTGCCTTATCTTCCTCGTGCCAGCATGGAGCAACGAAAAAGTGAATTGCTTGAGCAGCGGGCAGAGCCAGTTCCTTCCCGCAGTGTGCCGGATGGCGTTAATTTCCTTGTGGCGACAGTGGATGTGCAGGCGGGACGTCATCGCCGTTTTGTGGTTCAGGTAACGGGCTATGGCAGCCGTGGCGAACGCTGGATTATTGATCGTTACAACATCACGCAGTCATTGCGCGGTGACAGCGACGGGGAGAGCCAGCGAATTGATCCGGCCAGCTATCCGGAAGACTGGGATGTCCTGCTGACGGATGTTTTTCATAAAAGCTGGCCGCTGGCCTCCGACCCTTCTCAACAAATGCGACTGATGGCAATGGCGGTGGACTCCGGCGGTGAAGACGGGGTCACTGATAATGCCTATAAATTCTGGCGTCGTTGCCGTCGTGATGGCCTTGGTAAACGTATTTACCTGTTTAAGGGCGACAGCATCCGGCGCGCAAAACTGATCACCCGTACATTCCCTGATAACACCGGACGAACGGGCCGACGGGCGCAGGCCGCAGGTGATGTGCCGCTCTGGCTTCTTCAGACGGATGCCCTGAAAGACCGGGTGAATAACGCGTTATGGCGTGACTCGCCAGGTCCCGGCTATGTGCATTTCCCTGACTGGCTGGGGAGCTGGTTTTACGACGAACTGACGTATGAAGAGCGGAGCAGTGACGGGAAATGGAGTAAGCCGGGTCGCGGTGCCAACGAAGCTTTTGACCTGATGGTGTATGCCGAGGCTCTGGTCATTCTGCATGGATACGAAAAGATCCGCTGGCCGGATGCACCGGAGTGGGCGAGCCGGGAAACCTGGCTGGAGTGTGTCCCGGACAGTACCGAACCGTCACCCTCACCGGAACCGGTATCCACGCCTGTTAAAAAACAAAAACGGAAGAAAACAGTAACTGACGATGTTAACCCCTGGCTGACTTCCGGAGGATGGTTATGAATCAGAATGATATTGAAGCCATGATTCAGCGTTATACGGAAGCTGAAATGGCGGTGCTGGACGGAAAATCCGTCACTTTTAATGGTCAGCAGATGACCATGGAAAACTTATCTGAGATCCGGCAGGGGCGGCAGGAGTGGGAGCGCCGCCTTGCGGCTCTGATTACACGACGACGTGGGCATCCCGGGTACCGGCTGGCGAGGTTCTGATGGCAATTCTTGATGATGTGATTGGCGTTTTTTCACCAGGATGGAAAGCGGCAAGGCTGCGTTCCCGTGCGGTGATCCAGGCTTATGAGGCCGTAAAAACGACGCGGACACACAAAGCCCGACGGGAGAACCGAACTGCCGACCAGTTAAGCCAGTACGGGGCCGTGTCGTTACGTGAGCAGGCCCGTTACCTTGATAACAACCACGATCTGGTTATTGGTGTATTTGACAAGCTGGAAGAACGGGTGGTGGGGAAAAACGGGATTATTGTCGAGCCACATCCGGTATTACGCAATGGGGCCATTGCCCGTGATCTGGCAGCGGAGATACGTACCCGATGGAGTGAATGGTCTGTCAGTCCGGAGGTCACCGGGCAGTTTACCCGTCCGATGCTGGAACGTCTGATGCTGCGTACCTGGCTGCGCGATGGTGAGGTGTTTGCCCAGATGGTTTCCGGGCGCATAAACAGCCTGACGCCTTCTGCCGGTGTTCATTTCTGGCTGGAGGCGCTCGAGCCGGACTTTATTCCCATGACCAGTGATGAGAGCAACAGGCTGAATCAGGGCGTGTTTGTTGATGACTGGGGGCGTCCCGAAAAATATCTGGTGTATAAAAGTCGTCCTGTATCCGGACGGCAGATGGAAACCAAAGAAGTGGATGCAGAGCGAATGCTGCATCTTAAATTTGTTCGCCGTCTGCACCAGATGCGCGGGACGTCTTTATTGTCCGGTGTGCTGATCCGCCTCAGCGCCCTGAAAGAGTATGAAGATTCTGAGCTGACTGCAGCAAGGGTCGCCGCTGCTCTGGGGATGTACATCCGCAAAGGCGACGGACAGAGCTATGAAACGGATGGTAATTACAGCAAGGAGAATGAACGCGAGCTTACCATTCAGCCAGGCATTATTTACGACGATCTGAAACCCGGCGAAGAAATCGGAATGGTGAAGTCGGATCGCCCAAATCCTAACCTTGAAACTTTTCGTAATGCTCAGTTGCGTGCCGTGGCGGCGGGCAGTCGTCTGAGTTTTTCCAGTACAGCGCGCAACTATAACGGCACTTACAGCGCCCAGCGTCAGGAGCTGGTTGAATCCACTGATGGCTACCTGATCCTGCAGGACTGGTTTATTGGTGCCGTCACCCGCCCGATGTATCGTGCCTGGCTGAAACAGGCTGTGGCATCCGGTGTTATCAGGCTACCCCGCGATCTTGACCGTTCTTCACTGTATACCGCGGTGTATTCCGGACCGGTGATGCCGTGGATTGATCCTGTTAAGGAGGCTGAGGCCTGGAAAATCCAGATTCGTGGTGGAGCGGCGACAGAATCAGACTGGGTACGTGCAGGTGGTCGTAATCCGGATGATGTCAAACGTCGGCGCAAGGCCGAAATTGATGAAAACCGCAAGCTGGATCTGGTATTTGATACCGATCCGGCCAGTGATAAAGGAGGCAGCAGTGCCGCAACGAAACGACAGTAGCCGCAGTACACCGACGACCAGTCCGAAGAATAATTCCTGGTTCAGGATGCAGGCTGGTCACCAGAGTGACGCGGATATTTATATTTATGACGAGATTGGTTTCTGGGGGGTTACAGCGAAGCAGTTTATCAGTGATCTGAATGCACTGGGCGATATCACCCACATTAATCTCCATATCAATTCACCGGGTGGCGATGTCTTTGAAGGCATCGCCATTTTTAATGCGCTGAAAACACATGGTGCGTCCATTACCGTTTATGTCGACGGTGTGGCGGCATCAATGGCGTCGGTCATTGCGATGGTGGGAAACCCGGTCATTATGCCGGAAAACACCTTCATGATGATTCATAAACCATTTGGCTTTACGGGCGGTGATGCGGAGGACATGCGCACCTATGCCGACCTGCTCGATAAAGTTGAGGCGGTTCTGTTACCCGCTTATGCACAGAAAACCGGGAAAACCACCGATGAAATTGCTGCCATGCTGGCGGATGAGACCTGGATGTCCGGTGCCGAATGTCTGGCACATGGATTTGCTGATCAGGTGACGCCAGCCGTTAAGGCAATGGCATGTATTCAGTCAAAACGTACAGAGGAATTTAAAAAGATGCCGGAATCCATTCGAAACATGATTACTCCGCCACGCAACAGTGCTCCACGCGTACAGGATAATGAACCTGCAGCTTCCCGGACGCCAGTGCAGGCAGCAGCACCCGTGGTGGATGAAAACAGTATCCGTGCGCAGGTACTGGCAGAGCAAAAAGCGCGTGTAAACGGTATTAATGATCTGTTTGCCATGTTTGGCGGGCGTTATCAGACGCTGCAGGCTCAGTGTCTTGCCGATCCTGAATGTTCGCTGGAGCAGGCCCGCGAAAAGCTGTTGAACGAGATGGGGCGCGAGTCCACGCCATCCAATAAAAATACCCCGGCTCATATTTATGCCGGTAACGGTAATTTTGTGGGGGACGGGATCCGCCAGGCGCTGATGGCGCGTGCCGGATTTGAAAAAACCGAACGTGATAATGTCTACAACGGGATGACCCTGCGTGAATATGCCCGTATGTCACTGACTGAACGGGGTATTGGGGTTTCCAGTTATAACCCGATGCAGATGGTCGGTGCGGCGTTCACACACAGTACGTCTGACTTCGGTAATATTCTGCTGGATGTTGCGAACAAAGCCATTCTGCAGGGCTGGGAAGATGCCCCTGAAACCTATGAACAGTGGACGCGGAAAGGTCAGTTGTCTGATTTTAAAATTGCCCATCGTGTGGGTATGGGGGGCTTCAGTGCTCTGCGTCAGGTGCGTGAAGGGGCGGAATATAAATACGTCACCACCGGAGATAAACAGGCCACTATTGCACTGGCGACCTATGGCGAGCTGTTCAGTATCCCCCGTCAGGCCATTATCAATGATGATCTGAATATGCTGACCGATGTCCCGATGAAACTGGGCCGTGCGGCGAAATCCACTATTGCCGATCTGGTTTATGCCATTCTGACGTCTAACCCGAAAATCTCCACAGATAATGTAAGTCTGTTCGATAAAGCGAAACATGCAAACGTACTGGAGAGCGCTGCAATGGACGTGGCATCGCTGGATAAAGCCCGCCAGTTGATGCGCGTTCAGAAAGAGGGGGAGCGTCATCTGAATATTCGTCCTGCGTTCGTACTGGTACCGACGGCGATGGAGTCTGTTGCTAACCAGGTCATTCGCTCCTCAAGTGTCAAGGGGGCTGACATTAACGCCGGTATTATTAACCCGGTGAAAGATTTTGCGACCGTTATTGCAGAGCCTCGTCTTGATGATAACAGCCTGACCACCTTCTACCTGGCTGCGTCAAAAGGCTCCGATACGATTGAAGTGGCTTATCTCAACGGTGTGGATACGCCATATATTGATCAGATGGAGGGCTTCAGTGTGGATGGCGTGACAACGAAAGTGCGTATTGACGCCGGTGTCGCGCCAGTTGATCACCGCGGTCTGGTGAAATGTACGGCGTAAACGTCGCAGACAACAACTCTGATGGCCCGTAAGGGCTTTTTTTGTACCTGAAATCAGCCCCTGAACGGGGCTGTGCGGAGACAGTTATGGCAAAGAATTTTGTAGAAGAAGGAAAAACGGTGGCGATTGTTGCCAGTGCAGCCATCAGCAGTGGAGATCTGGTGCAGGTGGGTGATGTTTTTGCGGTAGCGCTGACCGATATTCCACAGGGTGAAACAGGCGACGGCCTGACCGAAGGTGTGTTTATGCTGCCTAAGCTGAAAACGGATGACATGAAAACGGGTAAGAAGGTTTATCTGAAGTCCGGAAAAGTTCAGTTGACTAACAGCGGCTCTGATCCGCTGGTCGGGGTTGTCTGGGCAGATGCCGGAACCAGTGCAGAAGAAGTGCCGGTAAAACTCAATGTCTGATCCCTTTTCCCGGCTGGCAGCGCGTATGGATGCGATCACGGTCAGAAAGATGGGAAAGACAGCCTCGATTAATGATGTCGATATGACTGTGATCCCGGGAGAAACACTGGCAGAGCTGAATGCTCTGTCCGGACCTGCGGTCTCTCTGGTGGTGTTTTCTTCGGGATACCGCCCACGGCGCGGGGATCGCGTTGTTTATGACGGACAACAATGGACGGTCACACGGCATGAACGCTTTAACGGTAAGCCAATGATCTTTATTGAGTAAAGAGGTGTGGGATGAAGGGGCTTGAGAATGCTATCCGCAATCTGAACAGCCTTGATACCCGTATGGTGCCACAGGCCAGCGCATGGGCGATAAACCGTGTGGCACAGAAAGCGGTCTCGGTTGCCACCCGGCAGGTTGCCGGGAATACCGTTGCGGGAGATAACCAGGTGAAAGGGATCCCCCTGAAACTGGTACGTCAGCGTGTCCGGGTGTTTAAAGCCAGTCCGTCAGGAAAAATGACGGCCAGGATCCGCGTTAACCGGGGCAATCTGCCCACCATCAAGCTGAACACAACACGGCGGCGTGCTGGTGAAGGATTGAGAGTGGGAAAATACTTTTTCCGGGGGGCATTTATTCAGCAACTGGCGAATGGCCGCTGGCATGTTCTGAGGCGTCTTCCTGAAGCGCGTTTTGCAACAGGGCATGACCATCAGGGCAGGCCAAGAAAAAATCGTCTTCCTGTGGAGGTAGTGAAAATCCCGCTGTCCGGACCGCTGACACAGGCATTTGAAGATGCCCGCGACCGCATCATTGCTGCGGAAATGCCGAAACAGCTGGGGTATGCACTGAAACAACAACTGAGGTTATGGCTGACCCGATGAACCGACATACACAAATCCGCCAGGTCGTACTGGCACGCCTTCGGAAACAGTGTGGAGACAGCGCCACGTTTTTTGACGGGCTTCCGGCATTTGTTGATGCGCAGGAACTGCCTGCCGTGGCGGTGTGGCTGAGTGATGCTCAGTACACCGGAAAAATGACGGATGAAGATGACTGGCAGGCTGTTCTGCATATTGCTGTCTTCATCCGGGCACAGGCACCGGATTCAGAGCTGGATATGTGGATGGAGAGCACCATTTTCCCGGCCCTGAATGATATACCGGCACTTTCCGGACTCATCGACACCCTGATCCCACTCGGTTTTAACTATCAACGTGATAATGAGATGGCCACCTGGGCGATGGCGGAAATCACGTACCAGATCACGTACACGAATTAAGGAGGTGGTAATGACCACACCAAATCCACTGGCAAAAACGAAAGGTGCGGGAACGACGTTCTGGATGTATACCGGCAACGGCGATGCGTTTGCGAACCCTTTGTCGGACACTGACTGGTTGCGTCTTGCGATGGTGAAGGATCTGCAACCTGGCGAAATGACCGCTGATGCAGAAGATGACACTTATCTCGATGATGAAGATGCAGACTGGAAAACGACAACCCAGGGGCAGAAATCCGTCGGTGATACTTCGGCGACGCTGGCCTGGCGTCCGGGGGACAGCGGGCAGAAAAAACTGGTTCAGTTGTTCGACTCCGGTGAAGTCTGCGCGTTTCGTATCAAATATCCCAACGGTACTGTTGATGTTTTCCGTGGCTGGCTGAGTTCACTGGGTAAAACCATTGCCTCAAAAGACGTGATGACCCGCACCGTGAAAATCAGCGGTGTGGGGCGTCCGTATCTGGCAGAGGAAGGCACTGAAACCGTGGGCGTTACCGGGCTGACGGTGGCACCGGCATCTGCCAGTGTAAAAGTGGGAGCAACCACCACGCTGACCTTTACAGTAAAACCTGACGGAGCCAGTGACAAAGCGATCAGTGTGCATTCGACAGATCCACAGACTGCCACGGTGACCCTGAACGGGCTTGTGGCCACGGTGAAAGGCGTGAAGCAGGGCAGTGTCAGCATTGTGGGCATGACTTCTGACGGCGATTTTGTGGCAGTGGCTACGGTGGCTGTCAGCGCCGCAGGTTAACAGGACGATACTCATCATTTGCCCCGGTTATCCGGGGCTTTTTTGCAGGTGGAGAACATGATGTTTCTGAAACAGGGCACGTTTAATTATGAAAAACAGTCCGTGGTGCTCAGTGAGCTGTCCGGGCTGCAGAGAATTGAATATCTGGCGTTTGTTCAGCAGCGAACGGCAAAGTTTGATGCCGGGGAGGGAGAACTGCCGGAGGCTGAACGACAGATTGCTTTTCTGCGGATGGGGATGGATATCAATGCCTGGCTGGTTTCCCGCTCACTGTGGAATGCGGATCAGTCTAAGGATGTAGAGACGCTTTGCGCATCCGTTATTACAACATGGTCGTATGATGCCCTGGGTGCGGGGGCGGAGATGGTTCTGTCGCTGAGCGGTATGGGGGCCATTGATAATGCCGGGGATGATGAGCATGAGGCGCTGACGCCGGAAAAGTCCTGACGCGGGAAATGCAGTTTGTCATGCGGCTTGCCCGGGAGTTCCGGCGGGCAGACTGGCGGCGGATGCTGTCGGAAATGTCGGCCACTGAGCTTGGTGAGTGGGGCGATTATTTCCGGATGCAGAGCTTCAGTGATGTGTGGATGGATGCGCAGTTTGCCTCGCTGAAGGCATTGATCGTGAGAATGGTGTCCGGCAGCAGTGATGCTGCGGTGGCTGATTTCAGCCTTTTACCGGAAGAGAACGGGATACCGGAGCGAACGGACGAAGAACTGATGCATCTTGGAGAAGGTATTTCCGGAGGTGTGCGTTATGGACCAGATAGCCAACCTGGTCATTGATTTGGGGATTGATGCGGCAGAGTTTAAAAATGAAATTCCCCGTATCAAAAACCTTCTGAATGGTGCCGCCAGCGATGCAGAACGGTCTTCTGCCCGTATGCAGCGTTTTATGGAGCGTCAGACTCAGGCCGCCCGGCAGACAACGCAGGCGGCTTCTTCGGCTGCAACAGCCGCCTCCGTCCATGCGCAGACGGTGGAGAAGAACGCACAGGCTCATGAACGCATGGCCCGCGAGGTGGAGAAACCCCGCCAGCGCATGGAGGCGCTGAGCCAGAAAATGCGCGATGAACAGGCGCAGGCCATGGCTCTGGCGGAGGCTCAGGATAAAGCGGCTGCTGCGTTTTATCGTCAGATTGACAGTGTGAAACAGGCCAGTGCGGGGCTGCAGGAATTACAGCGTATTCAGCAGCAGATCCGACAGGCCAGAAACAGTGGCGGGATTGGTCAGCAGGATTATCTGGCGCTGATTTCTGAGGTTACGGCGAAAACCCGTGTTCTTACACAGGCTGAGGAAGAGGCTACCCGACAGAAAGTGGCGTTTATCCGTCAGCTTAAAGAGCAGGCAACCCGCCAGAATCTTTCTTCTTCTGAGTTGCTTCGTGCTAAGGCTGCCCAGCTGGGGGTAAGCAGTGCTGCAGAAGTGTATATCCGCAAAATGGAGCAGGCAGGAAAAGCCACGCATTCGCTGGGTCTGAAAAGTGCAGCGGCCCGCCAGGAGATAGGCGTTCTGATAGGTGAACTGGCTCGCGGCAATTTAGGTGCGCTGAGGGGATCCGGGATAACGCTGGCTAACCGTGCCGGATGGATAGACACACTGATGTCACCGAAAGGCATGATGCTGGGCGGGGTTATTGGCGGTATTGCCGCGGCCGTCTATGGTCTGGGTAAAGCCTGGTATGACGGTCAGAAGGAGGGGGAAGAATTTAACCGCCAGTTGTCGCTGACGGGGCATTATGCCGGAGTCACTGCCGGGCAGCTGTGGACGCTCAGTCGTGCTATTTCCGGGAATGGTATCACGCAACATGCTGCAGCCGGTGCGCTGGCTCAGGTGGTGGGGAGTGGTGCATTTCGTGGAAACGATATCGGTATGGTGGCGAGAGCTGCCGCACAGATGGAGCGATCGGTTGGCCAGTCGGTCAGCGATACCATAAGTCAGTTTAAGCGGCTGAAGGATGATCCTGTAAATGCCGCGAAGGCTCTGGACAATGAGCTGCATTTTCTTACTGCCACTCAGCTTGAGCAGATACGCGTCCTTGGGGAACAGGGGCGGTCCAGTGATGCGGCACGGATAGCCATGTCTGCACTGGCAGAGGAAACCGGTCGGCGTACTGCGGATATTGATAATAACCTCAATGCGCTGGGCAGTACGCTGAAGTATCTGTCTGATTTATGGAGTCGTTTCTGGGATGCGGCCATGAATATTGGTCGTGAAGACTCGCTGGATGAACAGATTTCCGCTTTACAGGAGAAAGTGTCGCGGGCGAAAAGACTCCCCTGGACGGCATCATCTTCTCAGGTTGAGTACGATCAGCAGCGTCTTAACGAGCTTCAGGAGAAAAAACGCCAGAAGGATTTGCAGGATGCAAAAGAGCAGGCAGAGCGGAATTATCAGGAGCAACAGAAACGCCGTAATGCTGAAAATGCTGCACTGAACCGGATGAATGAAACGGAAGCAGCACGACATCAGCGTGAAATTGCGCGTATTAATGCCATGCAGTACGCCGATCAGGCTGTCAGGGATGCGGCGATACAACGTGAAAATGAACGTTACGAGAAAGCCCTGGCATCCGGTAAGAAAAAAACACGCGAAACCCGTAATGATGAGGCCACCCGGTTATTGCTGCAGTACAGTCAGCAACAGGCACAGGTGGAAGGACAGATTGCTGCTGCAAGACAGTCAGCAGGCATTGCCACTGACAGGATGACAGAAGCGCATAAACAGCTTCTGGCTCTGCAGCAGCGCATCAGCGATCTGGACGGGAAAAAACTGACGGCAGATGAAAAGAGTGTGCTGGCCCGTAAAGATGAACTGATTCAGGCACTGACGCTGCTGGATGTAAAACAGCAGGAGCTTCAGAAACAGACGGCACTCAACGATCTGAAGAAAAAAACAATTCAGCTGACCAGTCAACTGGCTGAAGAAGAGCGCGCTCAGCGCCAGCAACATGACCTGGATATCGCCACGGTGGGTATGGGTGATCAGCAGCGGCAGCGATATCAGGTACAACTGAGTCTTCGCCAGAAATACCAGCAACAGCTGGAGCAGTTGAGGCGGGATAGTGAGCAGAAAGGAACATATAACACGGATGACTACAGAAAGGCCGAGCAGGCGCTGACGGAGAGCCTGAACCGACAACTGAATGAGAATCGCCGTTATTGGCAACAGCTTGAAATTGCTCAGGGTGACTGGAAAAACGGAGTCCTGCGTGCACTCCAGAATGTCACTGAGAAAGCGGATAACACAGCCGGGACAGTGGAACAGTTGTTCACGTCTGCGTTCAGTAGCATGAGTGACTGGCTGGCGACATTCTGTACTACAGGCAAACTCAATTTCAAATCCTTCACCTCTTCTGTGCTGTCAGATATGTCCAGAATCATGGCTCAGATAGCTTTAATGAAAGCGGTAAAAGGTATTGCTTCCGCGCTGCCTTTTGATTTTGTAGCCAATGCTGATGGCGGTGTTTATCAGTCGGCTGATTTGAGTCGCTACAGTGGCACGGTGGTTAACCGTCCGACGTTTTTTGCTTTTGCAAAAGGCGCGGGTGTGATGGGGGAAGCTGGACCTGAAGCCATTCTGCCACTGCGTCGTGGTGCTGACGGTAAGCTGGGGGTTGTGGCGGATATTGGTGGTTCAGGTATGGCGATGTTTGCCCCGCAGTACAACATCGAGATCAATAACGATGGCACGAACGGGCAGATAGGTCCGGCTGCCCTGAAGGTGGTTTATGACCTTGGGAAAAAAGCGGCAGCGGACTTTATGCAACAGCAGGCCCGTGATGGTGGTCGGTTAAGTGGAGCATATCGGTAATGGAGACGTTTCACTGGAAAGTGCGCCCGGATATGAATGTGGTATCAGAGCCGAAAGTGGTGACAGTGAAGCTGGGCGATGGTTATGAACAGCGTCGTGCGGCGGGACTGAATAACCAGTTGTCGACTTACAGCGTGACGATACGTGTTCGTAAATGTGAACACCCATCTTTGAAAGCCTTTCTGGAACGGCACGGTGGCGTCCGCGCATTTCAGTGGACGCCACCTTATGACTGGAAGCCGATCAGGGTGGTTTGTCGTAAATGGTCGGCAAGCGTGGGGGCGCTGTGGGTAACCATAACGGCAGATTTTGAACAGGTCGTGGCATAGGAGGCTCTGATGCAGGATATTCCACAGGAAACACATCATGAGACGACACGCCTCACTCAGTCAGCCCAGGTGGTGCTCTGGGAAATCGATCTGACAGAGGTCGGTGGTGAACGTTATTTTTTCTGTAATGAGCAGAACGAAAAAGGTGAGCCGGTTACCTGGCAGGGGCGGCAGTATCAGGCATACCCCATTCAGGGGACAGGATTTGAACTGAACGGCAAGGGCAGTGCTGCCCGTCCGACACTGACGGTTTCTAACCTGCACGGTATGGTCACCGGGATGGCGGAAGATCTGCAGAGTCTGGTCGGCGGAACGGTGGTCCGGCGTAAGGTTTACGCCCGTTTTCTGGATGCGGTGAACTTCGTCAACGGAAACAGCGACGCCGATCCGGAGCAGGAGGTGATTAGCCGCTGGCGCATCGAGCAGTGCAGCGAACTGAGCGCGGTCAGTGCCTCCTTTGTACTGTCCACGCCGACTGAAACGGATGGTGCCGTTTTTCCGGGGCGCATCATGCTGGCTAATACCTGCACCTGGACCTATCGCGGTGATGAGTGCGGTTATAACGGTCCGGCGGTCGCGGATGAATATGACCAGCCGACGTCCGATATCACGAAGGATAAATGCAGCAAATGCCTGAGTGGCTGTAAGTTTCGCAATAATGTCGGCAACTTTGGCGGCTTCCTTTCCATTAACAAACTTTCGCAGTAAATCCCATGACAGAGACAGAATCAGCGATTCTGGCGCACGCCCGGCGATGTGCGCCAGCGGAGTCGTGCGGCTTCGTGGTGAGAACGCCGGAGGAGGAAAGATATTTTCCCTGCGTGAATATCTCCGGTGAGCCGGAGGAGTATTTCCGGATGTCGCCGGAGGACTGGCTGAGTGCAGAAATGCAGAGAGAGATTGTGGCGCTGGTCCACAGCCACCCCGGTGGTCTGCCCTGGCTGAGTGAGGCCGACCGGCGGCTGCAGGTACAGAGTGATTTGCCGTGGTGGCTGGTCTGCCGGGGGGCGATTCATAAATTCCGCTGTGTGCCGCATCTCACCGGGCGGCGCTTTGAGCACGGGGTAACGGACTGTTACACGCTGTTCCGGGACGCTTACCATCTGGCGGGAATTGAGATGCCGGATTTTCATCGCGGGGATGACTGGTGGCGTAACGGTCAGAATCTCTATCTGGATAATCTGGAGGCCACAGGGCTGTATCAGGTGCCGTTGTCAGCGGCGCAGCCGGGCGATGTGCTGCTGTGCTGTTTTGGTTCATCGGTGCCGAATCATGCCGCCATTTACTGTGGTGACAGCGAGCTGCTGCACCATATTCCTGAACAACTGAGCAAACGAGAGAGGTACACCGACAAATGGCAGCGACGCACACACTCCCTCTGGCGTCACCGGGCATGGCACGCATCTGCCTTTACGGGGATTTACAACGATTTGGCCGCCGCATCGACCTTCGAGTGAAAACGGGGTCCGAAGCCATCCGGGCGCTGGCCATGCAGATCCCGGCATTTCGTCAGAAACTGAGCGACGGCTGGTACCAGGTACGCATTGCCGGGCGTGATGCAGGTGAAACCGAATTGTCTGCCCGTCTTAATGAGCCGCTGGAAAATGGTGCCGTGATCCATATCGTGCCGCGTCTGGCAGGAGCCAAAAGTGGCGGTGTGTTTCAGGCTGTGCTGGGGGCGGCTGTTATGGCGGTTGCTATATGGATGCCGGGGGTAGGAATTATGGCGAGTAATCTGCTGTTTTCTCTCGGTGCCAGTATGACGCTTGGCGGTGTTGCACAGATGCTGGCCCCTAAACCCAAAACCCCCCGCACACAGACAACGGATAACGGCAAACAGAATACCTATTTTTCTTCACTGGATAACATGGTTGCCCAGGGCAATGTTCTGCCGGTTCTGTACGGTGAAATGCGCGTGGGGTCACGCGTGGTTTCTCAGGAGATCAGCACGGCAGACGAAGGGGATGGTGGTCAGGTTGTGGTGATTGGTCGCTGATGCAAAATGTTTTATGTGAAACCGCCTCCGGGCGGTTTTATCGTTTATGGAGCATGACGAATGGGTAAAGGCAGCAGTAAGGGGCATACCCCGCGCGAAGCGAAGGACAACCTGAAGTCCACGCAGCTGCTGAGTGTGATCGATGCCATCAGCGAAGGGCCGGTTGAAGGTCCGGTGGATGGATTAAAAAGCGTGCTGCTGAACAGTACGCCGGTGCTGGACAGTGAGGGGAATACCAATATATCCGGCGTCACGGTGGTGTTCCGGGCCGGTGAGCAGGAGCAGACACCGCCGGAGGGATTTGAATCCTCCGGCTCCGAGACGGTGCTGGGTACGGAAGTGAAGTACGACACGCCGATTACCAGGACCATCACGTCGGCAAACATCGACCGTCTGCGCTTTACCTTCGGTGTGCAGGCACTGGTGGAAACCACCTCAAAGGGGGACCGGAATCCGTCGGAAGTCCGCCTGCTGGTTCAGATACAGCGTAATGGTGGCTGGGTGACGGAAAAAGACATCACCATTAAAGGCAAAACCACCTCGCAGTATCTGGCATCGGTGGTGGTGGGTAACCTGCCGCCGCGCCCGTTCAATATCCGGATGCGCAGGATGACGCCGGACAGCACCACAGACCAGCTGCAGAACAAAACGCTCTGGTCGTCATACACCGAAATCATCGATGTGAAAC